TGTAGTGCGTATGCAAATGTAGGGGTGTCCAATTCATTTTTTCTTATCCGCTAATCTTCCACCACCATCTCCATAAGTGGTGATCTTTTCAATATTTCCGTATTCTTCAACAACTTTGTTTATGCCCTTTTCTGAGACTTCATCTCGAATATGTTGACATAAACTCTTTCCTGTATCTTTATAAGGTTCACTAAACTTACAAAGCTTTTGACATTTCCAGTGTTTATTTTCATTAGAAAGAAGTTTGGGTTGTTGGGTGTTTCTTATCTGTTCAAACTTTTTTCTTAGTATGTCTTCCGCTTTTGCGTAGTCTTCTTCGTCAAATGCCATTGAGAATAGACCGCCAGAATTTATGTAGTAAATACTGATGGAAAATTCGCGTTCTGGATACATGTTTTTAAGGGCGTAATAGTACAAGAGAAGCTGAGTATCTTTTTGTAGCTTTTCGTATGTTTTTTCTTCGCCTGTTGCCCAGTCTATTCTTTTGCCAGTTTTGTAATCTAGGATTTCATAGTAATCTTCATCTTGTTTTAATATCAGGTCTACTGTTCCTTTGATTGATAAGTAACCTTCTATTTTCTTACCTCCGAGGTCGTAAGAGTATTTCGCCCAAGGTTCTTTTATTTCAATGTCGAAGAATAGTTCAGTTGCAAATACTTCTTGGTTTCTTGGATCTAAAGATCCACCTTCATACGCCACCGCTTTTTCTGCCCACTTTAGACAGGTTCTTTTGTCTGCCTGTGTTATGTTTACTTCTGGAAAGCTAGATGAGTAGTAATCAAAGGCTAGGTCATTTAACAGCTCTAAATTATCACATTCTTCAAGCGTTAGTGTTTTTCCGGTCTCGTCGTCTTCTACTACGTCAAGACCTTTGTTCATTGCAATTTTCTTGTCTCCAAGAGTTTGCATCACCTTATGGGTAATAGTACCCATTAAGGCTTTTTTGTTGGTCTTGTCTTTGAAAGAAAGATTGTATTGCAAAAAGTATTTCTGCTGACAAAATTCTAACGTACCAAGACTACTGCTCCTGTGGTAACAAACTATCATCTAAAGGATCAATTTCTGATATGGGCAGGTTGTACATATCTACATGAGTTTTAAAACCGTTTCTCTTATCAATTTCACCGCTTTTCCAAACCTTTGCTCTAGCAAAGTAATCTTCAGGCTCTGCCTGCCCTACTATCCAAATATTTTTGATACCACGATAAACACGCTTGCTTGCTTGCATCGTCATATCTTCAAAATTAATACTTACAAAAATATATAAGTCTGGCCTTTGGTGAACGCTTGTTTTTGCAACTGAAACGTCATAATAATCCAAAGGATCAACTGTTCTTCTTTTTGTTTTTACTTCTATCCTGCGACCATCTTTGGCGATAATGTCATAATCGTACTTTTCACTACCTTTATTACAACTGGTTATTTTCGCGCCAATATAAGCAGCGACCGCTTCTTCTCCAAGGTATCCGGCGGCATTACCGCCACCTTTTAGTATTGAGTTGTTTATTCTTCCTAATTTTTTTGCTTTTGATTGTGCTTGTTCTACCATCCGTGAATCCCACGGTATACTTATGAGCTTTTGGTTTTTAGCCATCCCCATTCCCTGAGCGTCTTCATTAGTTCCATGTTTGTTGCATCTATGTCTATATCTTTGTTGTCTATCACATGGTCAAACCCCTCATAATTATCCAGTGAAGTTTCGCTTGGGTGTACGTCTTCGTATGGAGATCTAGTTAAACGTATAACTTTACCTCCGGCTTTTTGTATTGCTTTTACTTCGTTAGGAAATCTAATATCTGGAACTATAGCCAGCTCTGTACCACTGTTTAACATTCTGTTTATACAGCTATCTACCCATACGCTATCTTTTATTGTACGACACACATCGGTTCCAAAATATTGCAAGAATTCTCTAGCCGTCATAAAGCCAGTCTTTTCCGCAGAACTCAGTTTATAGATAGGCATATTTTCCCATTTAATATTTATGGGTGTGTTTTTATCTTCGTCCGTACCGTAGCATTGAGCTTCAGTCAAACCAAAAAGCTGCATACAAATAATTTTTAACGGGTCTGCAAAACTGAAGGATTTTACATAAGGCCATATTGTCCTGCTTGCATATTCTATGAACTCTGGATCTTTTCTTTCGATGTCTAAAAATCCCATGCCAGCTACTTCTTCGCCCTTTTCGTCAATCTCTACGGCATTAACAATAAGATTGCCTTCGTCGTCCATTAAGAACTTTTCAATAATATCATGAAATCTAAGTTGGTAGCCGTGTAAAAAAGTAGAGCAAGTGGTTTTTCCGCTTTGTTTTCTTCCAGAGATACCCAAGATGTTTGTCATTTTATATTTCCTGTAATTTAGGTGTGATGTCTTTAGTAATTTGATCGACACTCATTTCTCCAACATCTTTAGTTGGAACGTCAATTTCGACTATATTAAAATTTCTTTCGCACTTCTTCTTTATAGCTTTTTTAGCTTTTTGGCCTGCTTCATCATTATCTGTTAATAATACCAATGTAAAAGCACCAGAGGTTTCAAGTATTCTAGCCTGTGTGTCAGTCAGACTGGAACCAAACATACCAACAACATTTGTTATGCCAGCTTCCCATAGTCTCCAGACATCTCCTTGTCCTTCAACTAATACAGCAGTTTGTGTTTTGCGAATGTTATCCTTAGAGAGCCAGTACCCATAAAGCCAAGCACCCGCATAAAAATCTTTTGAGTTAATCCACTTTCTTCCATTATAGTTTTCGTGCATGACCCTGCCTACGCAACCAACCATGCAGTTGAAGTCATCATCGTATACGGGAGCTACAACCCTGTTTCTCATTTGTTTATTAGGGTCTGCGCAAACACCAACATCGAATTGATCTAAAACTTCTTTTGAATACCCTCTCTTTAAATAATATTCAGCAGGTCTCTTTAATGAGTTTCTTACCAAGTCTCTTGGAATTCCTTTTGCTTTGTTCTTTTCTCTTTTTTCTAAGGCTTTTTGAATACCAGAAGACTTGTTGGCAAATTTGACTGAGCCAGATTCTTTGTTTAAATCTTCAAAATTAGTCTCAACTAAATTCATGCAGTATTCAACTGTCTCATCAAATGAAATGTTTTTTTCTAGCTCTCTAGAAAGCAAAACGCGAATTAATCCGACTGGTGTATTTATATGTTCTTCGTGACAGTCTTGAGTCCAGCATTTCCACAAACCGAAATAAGGGTGATCAATTTCAATATTCATTGTGAAAGCGTTTGGATTGTCTCCTTCATGTACTGGACAAGCACAAGAAATATAGTCACCAAAGTCATTAACTTCTATATTAAATTTTGTAGCAAGTATAGGTACTATATTAGCTGCAATCAAGTCTGAAAGCTTTTTCAGTTCTTTTGTTGAAAGCTTTCTCAAAATGGTTTCTCCGGGTCAATATCTTCTTCTATAGTGAATCCTTCTTCTCCACTATGTACGTTATTATCAAATCCTTCTTTCTTTTTTTTGTTCGCTAAAACATATTCAGACTTTGTAAAACCTTCATCTATTCTTCCAAAGTCGCCATTTAGATTCATGTTTATATAGTCGAAATCATCTGAAAGCCCACCTCCATGACGAGCGATTAGAGGAACTAATTTTCTGTTACCACTAGCTCCAGCATCTTCTGCTAATTCTTCGTCTGATTTCTTTTTGAATATGGTAAGACTACTACAAAACCAAGAAAGTCTATCTGATCCACTAATGACATCCTCTGATTCACGAGTTAATCCATCCCTGTTTAACTGAACGAAAGAAAGGCAGGGTACATTTTCCTTGATTGTAAAATTGACTAGACTTTGCATCTGATAACCAAGAGCTTGAAACTCTTTCATGTCATTCATTTGAGAGGAACTGGTCAGTTTAAGATAATCATAAATAATCAAACATGGTTTGGTTTTTCCATTCTCATCTCTGCCAACTTCCCTTTCTTTCCATCGTCGCATGACCGCTAGAGTTTCATCAAAATCCATACCAGCAATAGTAACATACTTATAAGGTATGTTCTTTAGTGTTTCTACTCCTTGACGAACTCTTTCTTGCAGTCCTTGAGATTTGCCAAATTTTCCTGTAGATATATCATTAATTGGAATGTCGGTTATATTTCCAAGCAAGCGATGGATATGGTCTTCTTTAGACATTTCTGTATCGAGCATTAAAACAGGAATACCCAACTTGCCTGCAACATGAAGCGCAACGCTATCTGCAAATAAACTTTTACCAGCCTTAGCTCTTGCTGCAATTAAATCTACATTACCTCGCCTTAAACCACCCCCAATGGCTTTGTCGAAACGTGGAAAGCCTGTGCTTATACCCATCATTTCGCAAGGGTTATCTATTAAGTGTTGAATGTATTCATCAATATCTTCCCCGATGTGAACAGGGGCATTTTCAATCTGGTTGTTAAGGTTGGCAGAGAAATCAAAGAAAGGGGTTTCACCGATACTTATTATCTGGCTGATCGTTTCGTCGCCAGTGATTCCTCTGATATTTCTTTGTATTTGAGATGCTGTAGCATCAACATCTCTTGCAATATCAAATTTACAAAGTGTCAGCGCTTGATGCTTGACATTGCTTAATTCTACATTTATTGCTGAAAGTCGTTTGTAATAATCTTTAGGAACCCTCTCCATGAATACGGAGTCTAGGTTGATAGCTTTAGCAGCCCCATACAAGGTTGGCAAGTCAACCGTGTCTGAATTTTCAAATAGCTTTTTTAGACATGACCAAACTATTTGGTTTTCTTCTACAGTAAAAGATTTTTCGTCTATTGTTCCGTTAATATCAATAAACGCATCGCTCCCATGCTGGATAAGACCAGCGAGAACGGCTCTTTCTGCAACAGGGTTAGTAAGCTCTTTTGTCATTAACCAACACACCTACCGCAACGATGGTAGCTACCGGTTTTATAAATTGGGTTAATTTCCTCTTCAGACCCACAGGCGTGGCATTTAACCTTAATCAATTTCACAGGAGGTCTTCTTTTTGTTCTAGGGACATCTGGCGTTGTGACATCTTTTGCTTCAACGCCATCATCAGTAAATTGATTTGATCCAACTTCAATAGGTTCTTTTCTACCAAACCTTGATTCAACTTCTCTGGGTTCTGTAGAAAAGTCTAAGTCTTTCGACCGCACCTGCACTGATGGCTGCAAGGTTTCGGAGTGTGTTTCAGATTTTTCTGGTTCTGGCTCTGAGCTTCCTCGTTGCTCTGACTTTCCTCCTGCTGGTCGGACTTCTTCTCCTGTGAGGACTGAGAAGCCCTGAATAATTTGCTCCATATCATTATTAATTATTCCTTTTTTAATTGTGTCTATAGGGTTCATTTCTTCTTCTCCGTCCAAGCTCCAGAAGAGTGTCAGCCTGTCTTCTGACATCTCGCACTGTGTCGGTTAAAATGGTTATTCTTCCTTCGGCAATCCTTTTAACTCTCCATACTTTTTGTATGAACTCATCCTCCCTTATGATTGAGTTTACTTTTACTTCCCATTTTGTGTACTTATCAAAATTATTAGCCCTACTAGCAACAGTGTGGTTTATGAGTTCTTCGCACCATTTAAATCTAGCTAGATGCTTGTTGTATATTTTTTGTAGGTAGTTGCAATAACCTTGTACAACAAACGCTTTCTCGCAACACTCTTCTGCTGTTAGAGATTTTAGTTCAAAAGAACTAAGATTTATTATACCTTCAACTTCAGGATTATGCTCTATGTTTATAACACCTTCAGCATTTGTGTAGCTTTCTAGATCTTCTATAAACTTTTCAAGCTTCTCGATTGATAATTCTTCTTTTCCACTCATCCTCTGATTCCGAATAGCTTAATGCGATAAGGTCTATAGAATTTGTTTGAAGCCAGTTGGCCTTGTCTCTGTCTCTTGCTTTTGACTTCCGAAACCCTGCCTTGTCACCATGAAAATGGGCGACAAACTCAAAGTGCTGCCGCCCGTGAACTTCGACCGCCAGAGATTCTGACGGTATCAAGAAATCGACAAACAAGGTGGATTTTCTTGATGGCTTATGTGAACCGGGAAGGGGAACTTCCTCAAGGATTGTATCATACGGAAAAATTTGACGCAAGAGTTTTCTTGCAGAAATATGCAATTTAGAACGAGGTCTTTTGTCATCTCCATAGACAACATGCTTGGAAACATTCCATGACCGTTCCCTGCCATCAAAACCAATCGCCCTCAAAACAGCATTTCCTTTAATGAATCTTGCAAAGAAGGCCAAAGATTGTTCTCATCAAGAAAATCCTTGAGCTTGTTTTGCCCTTGAAACTTGACGAATTTAGCAATCTTTTCTTCATCGCCTTCTTCAATGCCTTCTGCTTCGAGAAGTTTTTTAATTGGTTTTGGGTTATCAATTAAGAAATCGCAAGTGTACCAAGCTCCGGCAGCAGAAATCAAATCGAAGTCGTTGGCCTGTTCAAACATTTCTTGCTTGTAGTCAATTCCAGTTCCATACCTAAGCCAACCAATAGCTTCGCTGCCAACAAAACCACCAAGGGCAGAGGTGATTACTTTCCAATGGAGAGCTTGGCCTATTTGATTGCCATCGTTTTTATCTTTCCAAGCTTGAATCCATGCTATTTCAAGGATGGTGTCCGCTTGGTATCGCACCTTTACTCCACCATCTGCAACCTTCTTTTTCCCCATGCCTCCAGTATTAGCTATAAAATGAGTGATCATTATAACGATAGCTTTTTGCTTAGGAATTGTGCTGCTCATTTTTTTACAGAAGTTAGATAGTATCTTAGGAACTCCCGGTCTGTAGTCTCCTCTAACTTCCTCATCTAAATCTTTCTGTGCAATTAAGCTGGATATTGAATCAATAATTACTACGCAATTTGGATGAGCTTTTACTAATTTTTCTACAGCTCCTAAATACTGTTCTGCGCTAAGAGGTTCGCTTTCAGATTGAACTACTGTAATCTTATCAGCTTGAAGTCCATGTACACCCTCAAAGTTCTTAGTGCTTAACCTGCCTTCAACATTAACATAAAATATAGGACGTTCGCCGTATTCTTTCTTTTGACAGTTAGCGGCAAACTGAAGAGCTGTTGTGGTCTTTCCTGACTTTGGATCTCCAATCATTTGAATCCAAGTTCCTTCTCTAAATCCACCACCAAGAGCGTAATCTAAAGCGGGACTGACAGGAATAACCTGCATGTCTTTTAAGTCTTGAAAAACTTCAGCACCATTTACTAATATATTTCCATACTTTTTGGTAATGGTTTTTAGTGTTGCTGCGTCATTCATTTTCTAAATCCTTAAGTCTTGAGATTTTACTCTGTTTTCCGTATGGTTGTTTAGGGGTAGAAAGACTGTTGTCTTTGTATTCAACTTCTTGAATTTCCCTGCTATTGATTTTATCTAGTCTAGCTTGTTCTTTTTTGATAATATCTTCAAGCCAAGCCACCCTGAGAGAATATATACCTTTTCCTTTGTAAGAATTTAAAGCGTTGATGATTGCTTTCTCGTGGTATTTTTTTAGAAGCGAGTAACCTTTTGTTACTTGGCTTTGGAACTCTTTCTTCCACTTTTTCGTATTCCAAAGGGCGTATGCTGGTCTGCCTACATTTTCTCTTTCGGCTTTTCTTAGGCATACCATTTCAGCAATATACTGAGCTGCGTTACATTCCTGACCTGTCGTTTTGTGCTTGTAACCTTTGTTCATTCAATATTCCTTTTTTCGCAATGATAAATTCTGGATTCTCGTAAGGGTCTCTTTCCTCTACGGACTCCGGCACTAACTCAGGAAGTCTCCATTTCCTTACGGAGAGTTTTTCTCCAGTCAATGTACCAAACACAAAAGAGTGTTGAGTCATATCGCCAAACAGCAATGCCCCAGCAGACTTGCAAAAGAAATACCCATCATGTCCAGAGCCTAACTCTTCTATATGGGATTTATTTCTTAGCTTGATAGATTCAATGTATAGATCATTAATGCTGCAATATTGTTTTAGTCTAACCCAAGCGCTTGCTGGTTCTATACCTTCTCTTCCATCGTCTTGATAGACTTGCTCGCCGTTGGATAAAGTCGCTATCCAGAGAGGGTTTTTGTCAGCATAGACATTAATATAATCGTCAAATTCTTTAGATAAGAAGATGCTCATTTTTTCTTGATAATATGTATAGCGTTTTTGTGTTTTGATGAAACATTAACTCTTTTAGATCTCGTTTCATCAGCAAGTTCTGAAGCCATTGGGGTCATGATTGTAACACCTCGATCTTCTTTATGACCAAAGAGTTCGCTGATATCAGACTTTTCATCCTGAACTTTATCTACATGATCCATTCTAGACTTTTCTATGTGTTTCTTAACCGATGCTTCTGTGCGATTTAGATCTTTTGCTATTTCGCTAACATCTTTATCGTTATTGTTTTCTATATAAAACTTTTCGACCTTTGTAAGCTTGCCTGTTTTTTTAGACATCAATATTACTCCTGTCAGCCCAAGTGAAATGATTTCTCTGTTTGGTTTTCAAATATTTAATATAGTGATCAAACGTCTCTTCTGACACCTTTGAGAACTTACTGTTAATTGAATTTACTTTCCTGCTATCTATACCTTGAGGGTCATATATATTGCCACGAATTGTTTTGACATGATATTTTTCTCTGTAGCTTTCTTCAACCCCAGACTTTTCTATGTAGGCACAAGACATAGAGATATCTTCTGTGGTATTTCCGTCTTTGTCGTAATACGTATAGGATGTGGTATTTTGTTTTATGAAATCATTCGCTTCCATCATCTTTTCCTTCTAGTTCTATTACAATGACTCCGTCTTTTTCGTATACGTCATAAACTATTAAATCATCAGGAGGCGCTTGGAAATAATCCCCCTCAACTTCAACGAGCCAACTTCTCCCATCGCAAAACGGGCAATCAACTATTAGTTTATTTTTTTTACTAGTGCAGGCAACTCTAAGAAGTTTAAACAGCTCTTCTTCGCAGTCTGCACATTTTATATCAACCTCTTCAAGGTCTTTGTACTTTATAACTTGATCTGAGGGTTTGTGAGGAAGGTTCACTTTTTACCCTCTCGGATATACTTAGCCTTTTGCGATTTTGTCATTTTATTTATTTCTGACTGTGTAGCACTTCCAGACTTTTCTATCCAGTTTTTAGGCTTTTGTTTTTTAAGATTTCCTTCTTCTTGCTTTGCTCTTTTTTCGCTGAGTTCATAGCTGCCCATATTTTTTGTATTTGACTCAGCAAGCTGACCAAGAGTTGTAGGTTCGCCTTTCACAAATGCCATAGGAGCTTCGTTGATGACTATTTTAATATCTGAGCTTCCGCACTCGCATGGTTCAGGAGTTTGGTTAAAGCCGTGGAATTGCTCAAATTCGCAGCCGCATTCGTTGCATAGATAGTCATAAGTGGGCATTTAATAATGCTTTCCATACGTTATAGGTTCGTCGTAGAGAGCGTTTAAGATTTTTGAAATAATTTTATTTCTTATTATATCATCTTGGGTCAATTCGGCAATCCCAACTCCATCGACGTTATCCAATCGGTCTAAAAATTCCTCTAATCCACCCTGATCTTTTTTGATAAGATCAGTCTGGTCGATGTCTCCATTAATTACAGCTTTTGAGTCCCAGCCAATTCTAGTTATAAACATTTTTAGTTGTTCAAACGTAGCATTTTGGGCTTCATCTAATATCATAAAGCAATTATGAAAATTTCGCCCTCTCATATACTCTAATGGACAAACTTCTATCCTGCCCTCATCTCTGTAAGCTTGAACTCTATTTGTATTCAGCCTATATTCCATCTCTTCTATTACAGGAACTAGATATGGGTGTATCTTCTCTTCAAAAGTTCCCGGCAAAAAACCTAGCCCCCGACCAGACTCAATCACTGGCCTAGTAACAATGATCTTCTCAACCCTCTTGTCTAATAAATAGTCACAAGCAAGACCAACAGCAACTGCTGTTTTCCCTGTTCCAGCAGGCCCAGTACAAAAGGTAACGTCATTTTTTGACATTAAACCAATGTACTTTTCTTGGTTTTTCGTTTTCGGTTTTAACGCTTTCCTTCTTTTGGTATGTCCCGTGTCATTAGTTTTTCTTCTGGACATGTATTATTTACCTGTAGAACCAAACCCGCCAGAACCCCGATCTGTTGAGTCTAGTTCATCTACTTCGTGTAATCTAAACATTGGGGTTTCTTGTATTAGTAGTTGGGCTATTCTTTCGCCCTTTTTAATTTGGTACATTTCTGTAGTTGTGTTGTGGAGGCAGACTTTTACTTCGCCACGGTAGCCAGAATCAATCACACCTGCATGACGATGGATTCCTTTGACACCCATTGAAGACCTGTCCCATATCAAACCAACGTGATGTTTAGGGAGAGCCATTGCTATTCCTGTGGATATTAGCTTGGTTTCTTCTGGCCACAATGTTGTATCTTCATCTGCGTATAGATCCCACCCAGCATCGTAAGGATGTCCCTTGCTTGGAGCGGTAGCGGTTTCTGTTAGTTTCTTTACTTCAAAAAATTTAAAACCAACGACAGCACTTGCTGTATGAGTTGCCATTTTAATCTCCTAGATAATGTCACACTTTCCACCAGCGCAAGCCCATTCCTGTTCAGGCTTGACATTGTTTTCTTCTTCTATGACTTCTGTATAGTCAACCGAAGTGTATTCCCTATTTAGGTCTACCCACTCTTTCCAGTTGTAAACATCTTTCATACAATATGTAAGTTTTCTAAGGTCGCCTTCAAAGTACCTCTCAGCAAACCTTTTGCATCTATCAGACCATTCTTTTTTACCGTTTCCTTTTATCTTGGCTCCAACACCAAGAAGTGAATCACACGCCGCCCATAGATTATCTTCCCATAGATTGAGGGCAACTTCTATAAGACCGCTAACAAACAAGGATGCGTCCCCATAATGACGAACCTGTTCTGTTGGTAAGTAGATTGCGGTAAATGGTGCTTGAGGATAATCCTTGTCTCCAGTAATTGGTAATAAGGAAATTCCGCAGAAAAACTTTCTATTTTTATAAATGAATTTTTCTACTTCTTCCCATTCGTCTGGTTTTACATTAATAGTGTTAGATACATTATGTACCAGCCAAGGTTGCGTGCATAAGCTTTTGTTTGTGCCGGGGATTACCCAGTTTTGCTGCGTGCTTTTTACATGACTAAGAAGGTCAATAGCCCCAACTTGGTTTTTAGTTTTTGCTCCAGCAGGAACTTCAATACAAAAAGCTACCACATCGTCACTGTCGTTGTTCGACCATACAGACTCTTCGCAGGCTCTTGGGTTTACTTCTCTGAAGTAGTTGTAGATTGGTTCCATTTTATTAGCCTGAACGCGTCTAATATAGCGCTTGGCATGATGAGGATGAATACCAGAACTAGTCCCAAGAACGCAACTGCTAGTGCCTTCAGGTTTGATACAAGTAGTCCTAGCAGCTTGGTTGATTCCAATGATTTTAGCGATTCTTTTATTTTCATTTTTTACCGCCTTAGCTCCATCCTTTTGAACTTCAGGGCTTAAACATATTTCATGTTGTTCCATGATGCCAGTCATAGAAACACCAAGCAAAGCCTCTCTTGATACTATGTTCTCGCTTGTTTTTCCGAGATATGGAAACGAAGCAAACCCAGCCTGCAATGTTCCAATTATAGAAGCTGCTCTACAAGCTTCAAGAAAGTCTTCTTCCGATTTTATTTTAGCACAATTAATTGTGCTTAGGTTGCAAGCCTGCCATCCGCTTTCTCCTGTTGTTTCATCAACAGGCCACATACCAATTTCAACACAAGGGTTTACTATTAGCTCTGTGGAGTCAGACCATACAAATCCGGGTTCTCCAAATTCTTTAACAGACTTCATTAGTTCTGAGAACTGTTTTGCTGTTGTTTTACCTCTTAGTAAAATAGCGGAGTTATTAGATCTGCCTCTTTGTGGGTTATCTACAAACCAAGAACCCGTCTTGGCTTTAGCCATTTCTTCATCATCTGGGCTAAATAGGCATATAGTAGCACTTCTACGAACACCACCAGAAATAACAGCGTCAGCGCTATGCATTACTATATCGTAAGCTTGTATTGGTGTAAGATGTCTTATTGATTTATCGCAAAAGTCTAGATCTTTTAATGCTTTGTCTAATATCTTTCTAATGTTAGATAGAGCATTCTTTAATGGTTCTGGGCCGGGAGCTTTTCCACCGCTTGAGTTTAGGAAAGACCCAGCAGGTCTTATTTCAGAGTAATCAAAGTTTACGTTCTTACCTGTGTATTCTGGAAACAGCTCTTCTTGGTCAAAATAACTGCTTACTAAAATGCCTACCGCATCAGACCATCCTTCAATTGTGTCTGGTATAACATATTTTTTTGTTCCATTTTTGTTTCTTACTAGTGGTGGTAGTTTTTCTATGTGATGTTTTTGCACAGAAAACCCAGTACCGCAACCACAAAGCAAAAGGTACATGCACTCTTGAAAGAAACGTAAGCGATCACAGAAAGAAGTAATGCAATTATAGATTCGAGCATTATGTTTGAAGATTGGCTTCCCGCCAAATTGTAAAGCTCTTTGAGAACCAAGAACGCGCTTCTTACGCATCATCTCGTAAGCCCACTCGATGTCTTCATGTACCTTGGGGATGTCAGAATATTTATCCAACATCATTTGCTTCACACGATTAACAGCTTCATTCCAAGTTTCTCTTCTCTTTTTTTCTGGTATCCATCTTGCGTATTTTGCTACGAAAGTATAATCCTGAAGCTCTCGAACCGACATCTATCTTCCTTTGATTGGTAAAAAAGAGCGACACTGCTTTACCAAGAAATTTGTTAGGGTTAAATTATGTTGAGTAAAGTTTAAACTACTGACTTGGTGCAACAATGGCGTGTCGAAAAAGTGCCGCTCTAGCTCTTCATAAAGCTTCTTTAATTTCCGACACCTTATTATACACTAGAACAATGTGCCTTGCTTTTCATTTTGATCATCGTCTATCAGTTCGTTTGAGTAAGACCTACTTGGGCTAACCCACTCTATTTGCAGTCCAAAATCAATCAAATGGTTGTGTATCATTGTGTCATGATCGCAATAACCGCTAACTCTATTACCATCCGCTATCTTCCATGTGGTAATATTGTTTTGCCATAAAAGCTTTGCACACCTGTAGCATGGCATGTGTGTTATATAAGCAACAACATCTTTTTCAGGTTTAATAAGCATATTGCTTACGGCATTTTGCTCAGCATGTACCATAAAAGGATACTTGTCTGGCCTTTTGGTTGGTAAAGATGAGTCATTTACACCTGAACAAAAACCATTGTATCCGGCGCTAATAACTCTGTTTTTGTGTACTAATACACAACCAACCTTTGTTTGAGAATCTGGACTTCTAGTTGAAGTTAAAACGGCAAAGTTTATGAAATATTCATCCCACGTTGGCCGTTCCATGATCTCGCTTCCTTGCTCGAACTCTTCGTTCTCGTTTGAGACGTTTTCTATCTCTTTTGCTTTTCTTTCTTATTGTTTTGCCCATTTTGGTACTCTGGATGAATCCAGACAAATTTTTTACCGAGGGCATAAGCGATCATTTTACGGTAGTTTTCAGATTCCGGCAATACCCATGCCCACCTATTGTCGGAAATCTTTAATTTTTCAGCCGAATTTTTTTCGGCAAGTTCCTGATTAAAATTCATCTAAAACCTCCAGTCCATGAATGGCGTGTCTTATGTCCTTCGCCAGTTGTATTTCGTCCTCAAATTCACCAGTCTCTAAATTGTAAATAATCAACCTAGCTGGTGAAGATCCAATTATAACCCTATTGTCTTTTCGGGCTAAACCCCTATTCCAATTATTAACAGCTATTTCATCAATGCTAAAGTGAGCCTTTTTCATTCTTGGTATTTGAATAACTTCCCATTCGTCATTGTAAATTCCAAGAGAACTAAACGTAGTTAAATTAGCTAAGCTAATATCATCGTACTCATAAAAGTTATGAACAAAACTATGCGCTACATTTTTGTAACCACCGACACCATAATTTATAATTTTTGGTATGGGTGTAGAGACTGACATATCATCTAAATTATGAAGGTCTGTCAAGAGGCCAGAAACTTTTACTTTGTTGTTATGAGTAAAAATAGAATTTATATGATATTCATCAAGTTCTTCTTTTGAGTCTTTATCTATCTGAGTTTTTCCAGTTAGTCTTTTGCTGTTGGGTAAGCTTTCACCATCCATTTTCCAAATGTCAACAACATTAAAATCTAAGTCCACTTTTGCAACCGCATCGTAAGCGGTAGATGTGACCCAAAGATGATCATCACAAAAAGTTATTTCATGGATGCTTTTAAAATAATCTCTATCTTGATGTGTTCTTTTAATCTCGTAGGTTTTTTTATCTAGCTCAATAAAACCAGCAGAGTCAGAAACGATAATGCGATCAGAAAGAACGCAAATGCCACGAAGACCTCTTTCTCCTCCACGTTCATTATCGTTGACAAAATCTTTTTCATAAGGTGCATAGTGAATCACCTCTTTTGAATCTATATCTACGACATACAAGCCACCATGTATATCGCCTTGTTTAGCGGCTCTAACGACCGTACTGCATATAATCTTCAATTTTAAATCTCGTTATAAATTCTTGATATGGTTTTGAAACGTACCTAAAATCAAAAAAATCGTAATCAATCCTTGAGTGAGAAAGATACCTATCATTCAAACCAAACTCTGAAGTTCCGAAGTCTGAGCCTCTTTCGTCGCTTATTTTTTTAGCTACGTTTGTTATTACCGCACTGTACTCTAAGCAGGTCATATATGGAGGAATGAAGCCGTCAAAAAGACCCATATAAAGATTGTCTTGTAGGTTTTTTTCAAAGTCTTCATTGCTAGGTATGTCGGTTCTCTCTAGTATAAATTTTATTAGCTTGGTAGTGTATATATGTCCGTTATGAGAAAACGGCATGGCAAAATTTGTAAAGGGTTTGACATCAGACGCGTTCCAAATCATGAACTTGTCTAATATGAATTCGCCTTTTTTTGGCTTGTCTATGAAATAGTCATTTATTTTGTATGGATTTTGTATGACCGTATTGTTGCCAATTCTCAGAGATAAGGCAGATATAGCTTCGTTTCTGAAAAGCTCCATTATTTTTTTGTAGGAAGGTAGTCTTTCAAATACTATGTTTTCGTCATTAAAGACGCAGGTTAAATCTCTATCGCTTAACCTTTCGATTATATCTAAACTTAGGTTTTTGTTTTCTCTTTTATACCACTTAATTGGAAACCCAAAACCATACCTATCCTTGTAATAAAATTCTTCTTTTGTTTTTTGATAGCCACGTTCAAATACAGCATTTGAAGCTTCGTATATTACACGTATATCAAATAGATTACCGCTGTTTCTTTGAATACTTTCAAGCAGTAGGTGTAGCTGAGAAGCTCTGTCTTTAGAAAGAATTATTGCTGTTATCATCTGACTAGGATAGAATCTGGGTTCATGACTGCGATGTTTAAGTTTTCATCATGCCACTTAATTGTTTTGGCAAGTCCATCTTCCATCTTGGTTATGGGGTTCCATCCTAAATCTTTTTTTATCCTAGAGATATCTAAGAAAGATCTTTCCTTAGCGTCTACGTATTCTTCTTTCCAAATCATTTCTTTTTCAAAACCTATCATTTCAGCAACCGTTTTATGCAAACTCTTAATATTAACGTCATATCCTTGAGAAACATTGTAGGTTTCACATTTATCAGCAAATTGTATGGCGCTATAAATTGCACGAACAGCATCGTCTACATAAAGAAAGTCTCTAGTTGATTTTGAATTACCTTGGACTTTAAGATCTATATCGTATTTTTTAGCGGCTGAAACATTGGTTATAATGGATTCAATTATACTGTTTCTTTTTGGGTTAAACCTGCTGTTTGGGCCATATACTTCTGGAAATATAAGGTTGACACCAACAAACTCTGGGAACTGTGTACTAAAAGCAGCATTAAGTTCCATCAAAACTTTTGCAGTATTTCCATAGTATCTTCTAGTCCAATGAGGAGCGCCTTCCCATAGATCTTCTTCTTTGTGTGGAAGTATCTGTTGTTCTGGATAACAAGAAGAATGCCAGATCATTATGAATTTTTTGCAGCCACTCATTTTTGCTTCTTCAATTATTTTTGAAGTTACAAAAAGATTTTCATACATCATCCCTGCTGGAAAATCTAGGCAGTTTTCTTGGGTGGGTGGGCGAGTTGCTAAGTGAACAACAACGTCTGGGTTTATATCGAAAGCCCAGCCTATGGTAGAGTCATCTCCCAGATCTAAACCACTTCTACTTCCTGCAAGAGCGTAGACTTCTTGGAAACCTTCTTGAGAAAGATATGCTCCAAGTTTTTTACCTATCCACCCTTGACCACCGGTTATTAGTATCTTTGAGTTTTTATCCATTAAAATTTTCTAGAAAGTCTACTAGATCTTCTGGAGACATATTGTTTGCCCTCTTCTTGATATTATGGTCTTCATCCATAATTACTACTGTCGGATATCTTTCAATATCAAACTCATCAACCAGATGCCTGTTTTGGGGCTTATTGCACATTATATAAGCTGGTTTACTATTGTGATATGGCTGAACTGAACTTATGACTTTGTCATCTTGCCAAGTCATTTGCTTCATAGTTTTACAGTGTGGACACCACTCTGTCATAAAAACTACAACCTGATGTTTTTTCTTACTCATTGACACTCAAAAAGTTAACGGTTTGTCTTGCATCCATAGTATTTGCGAGTTTCATGGGTTTGCCATTTTCATCTACTATGTAGATCATAGGAACAGCAGACACTCTATATTTTATTGCCATTGCTCTATTCTTTGGATCGTCAATATCCAGAAACTGAACAGAGTCAAAGTTTTCTAGCTTTTCTTTTACGGTTTCGTTGTTCCACACAAGAGACTTCATCATCCTGCATGGCCCGCACCACTTGGCTGAAAAGATTAGAAGATGTTTCTCATCCATTATTATATCCCAAAAAAAACGAGACGACCCACTTTGTGTGAGCCGTCTCATTAAAAAATTATTCTGTAGTATTAGAAGTAACTCGCAAAGAGTCACCAAGAATCCAAGCTACAGCAAGAGCAACAATTCTGTTTGTTGTTTCTGGATCTAACCCAAGAGTCTCTTGAGCGGCCACAACAACAACACCACCAACGGCAGTCCAGAATCTTCGACTCTTAAATAAAGCTTTAACTTTTTCCATTTTCTACTCCTGTCAATTAAAAGAAAGATTTAATCTTATCTAAAAAACCTCCCGCTCCACCTCCAAAACTAAAGCCTCCTTTGAAGATGACTAGGTAGGCAACGATTGCTGCTGCTATAATAAAAAACAGCCACTTCCTTTTAGCTGCAACAGCATAAAACTTCTCTTTTAAGGCATTGATTTTATCAAGCCTATAATCTCTTCTATCTTCTACCTTTTCTCTTTTGTCGTCTCTTTTTTCGTCTTTTATTTGAGCGCGTTGACGACGTTTTTCTATAATTCTTTGTAATCTATTATTTGGCATATTACCACATTTTACAAGACCAATATCTTGCCTTCCATTTTGGGCCGGGGTTATCGCAGTTGTGTCTAGCTCTAAAACTCTTGCGTCTTTCTGGGTCGTTCTTTTTAATTTTCATATTAGGATCTCCGAAGTTTACTTTAACTACGTTACCCTTATCATTTTTAACATAAACAGAACGTTTCTTTGGCCCATCTGGTGTTAAGAAAGGCTTATTGAGAGTAACCTTTCTTCCTTGATATTCAGCAGCTTCTGCTTCTTCTGCTACGCCTTTATACACTAAATACACACCGTCTTTTTTATATGGGCCTTTTCTCGAATATATAAATATCTCTCCTGTTTTAGGATTTTCATATTTATAATCTGCTTTGCTTGACCCAATTTTGCGACAGCTTCCCGGTTCTCCTTTTTTGGTATTAGGTACTCTTTCGTACCCTTCCCAGCAAGCCCCAGTTTTCGCATCGCTAGTAGTAGCTTCTTCAGCATATTGTTTTAGTGCGTCTATGTATTTTTTCATATTTACTTCCAGCCTTCTAGGATAAACCTTAGTGAGTTTCTACCAAGTATATTAGTAATTGTGCTGTTTGAATATTTGTCCTTATCAATCCCACTTTTTAATGAAGATAAATATCTAGTAAATCTAGGCAATTCTGAAATGTCTGTTATTTCATCTGGTGGGTCGGTAAATCCATCGAAATCGGTTCCTATTGCTAACACTTCGTCGCCAGCTATATTAATTATGTGGTCTATAGTTCTTTCTAAATGTTTTAAACCAAGCCCCGAATCAATTGGGCTGATCCAGTAGTTCATGAATATTAAACCAATTAAGCAATTATGGTCTGCTAGCCATTTGATTTCCCAGTCTTCCAAGTTGTAGGGGTCTGGGTTAATACTGAAAGAACCATTATGACTTGCTATGACTTTAGATAAATCGTTCCCTACTATATCATAAACTTCTGCTCTGGCTTTCGGTGTGCAATGACTTATGTCTATAATCATACCCATGTCTTTCATGGTTTGCACTACCTTTTTACCAATACTTGTTAGTCCTTGGTTCATATCCCAGCCAGCCATTAACTGCTTCCAATTGCTTTTCTTAATCCCATATTCTGGGTACGGAAATACAGGGGCGGCAACAAGATTTTGGTAGAAATGAGTTAGAGTCATATAAGCTACACCTCTGTTGTAGAAATGCTCTAGGTTTGTCAGTAGTTCATTTTCTATTAAAGGGGGAAGAGCGGTAATATCTTCTGGTCTTTTTTTAGCAAGCTCTCCGTTTAGATGATGGCAACCTTCAATAGAATGAATCATGGCTATCTTATTATCGACAAGAGCATTTTCTAATTCTTTAACTCCATATACAAACTGAAATCTTCCCCCATAGCTTTCTACTTCAGCTTCCATTGCGTCCATCTGTGCATTAACAGCATCAAAATAAGTAGGCTCAAATACTCTCTTGTTTACAGACTTAAATAACCATTTGAGAATCTTAATCAGTTTTTGATCGTCTACCCATTCTATTTCAGGAATAAAAGCCGTAGAAAGAACTACGTCTAACCCTCCTTCTTCCATTTTAGGAAGCGTGTTTCTTTCGCTTAAAGGCCAGAAAGCCCTTTTGAATAACCTGCTTAAGAACCTAGAGTCTTTACCGTTCAGAGAACGGTCGAATAAGAA